GATTCGCACCGCGCGGCCCTCGCACAATCTGGCATGAAAATTGCGCGTTTGCCAATAACGCCGCCCCGGTTTAACCTTCGCGAATGGCAAAAAATCTGCAAAAACGTAGCGAATTCGCGAAGTTAGCGGGCGTGGCCCCCTCCGCTATTACGCGCCAATGCCGGCCAGGAAAGCCGCTGGCCCCCGCTTGCGTGGGGAAACGGATCGACGCAGACCACCCGGCGGCGGTCGCTTACGTTGAAAGCCAAAAAAGCCCGAGCTGGGACGAGGCGGTGGCGCAAAGCGGCACGGATCCGCTCTACGCCGAGGCGGTGGAAGCCTGCCAGCGAGCCGGCCGGTGGGCAGCGGAGTTCATATCGCAGGAGCTGGGGGTGCCCCGAGACCGGGGGCGGGTACTGGCGCGGCTTATTCGCGCGGCTGGGGCACACGGTCGCCCCGCCCCGCCGGAGGACCCGCCAAAGCCGAAGCCCCTAAAACCGGTACCGCGCGGGCAGGCGGCGGTCCGGGAGGCCCGCAAACAGGCGCCCCCGGTGGACCCGGCCGGCGCGGGCGAGCCAGAGGTGGTCGAGATACCGCCCGAAATCCAGGCTTTTGCGGATATGCCGTTGCGGGAACTGGTGCGCCGGTTCGGGTCCGACGTGCGGTTTTTGGAGTGGCTAAAAGCCGTCGAGAAATTGGAGGTTATCGAGGCGCGCCGGCTTAAAAACGCCGAAACGGCGGGGCGGCTGGTGGCGCGGGACTTGATTTTGAAAGCGGTTATTGATCCGATAAAATCCGCGCACCTTCGGCTGCTGTCCGACGGGGCCAAAAATATCGCCGCCGGGGTGCAGTCCAAGGCGCTCGCAGGCGCGACCCTCCCAGAGCTCGAGCCCTACGTGGCCGACGTGGTGGGGTCCTTTCTAAAACCGGTACAGGCGAAAATCGCCCGGGGGCTCCGTGAGCTTTGACGCTTTGGCATCACTCGGCAACGACTGGCTGGCGGACCTCGTGGAAGGCCTGCCCGTCGCTATCGAGCGCATCGGCCCGGTGCAGTTCAACGAGGAAAACCGCTATATTCCCCAGGGCCTGAGCCCGCGGTCGGGCCCGATCCGCTACGACCTGTTCCCCTACCTTCGCGAGCCGCTGGAGTGCTTCGACTTGGCCAGCGCCGTGCGCGAGGTTAATTTTATGAAAGGGGTCCAGGTGGGCTACACCACCCTGCTCGAGTCCATAATTCTCTACTACATCGGGCACGTAAAAAGCCAGCCGCTTATGTTCCTGACGGCGGACAAAGAGCTGGCAACCGGCCGAGTGGAAAACAACGTGCTGCCGATGATTAACGAGTCGGGGTTTGCCGACCGGATCCGCTCCGCCGATACTGCCAACAGCCGCAAGACGGGTAAAACCAAGGACTATATCCAGTGGGACGGCGGCGGTTTTATGATTTTCAACGGCGCGCAGAACGCTACAAAAATGCGCCAATACAGCGTCCCCGTAATGCTCAAAGACGAGCTTGACGGGTGGAAGCGCGCGGTGGGCCAGGACGGCGACAGCGACACCCTGACCGACGCGCGCCTTTCCGCTTACTGGGCCGTGCGTAAAATCATGCGAGGCTCTACCCCGTTGCTCGAGCCGTCAATGATAGGGGACGCCCACGCGCGCGGGGACCGGCGGGAGTACCGCGTCCGGTGCCGGTCGTGCAACTTCCCCCAGACCCTGAAAATGGAAACCACCGACCGGGAGACGGGCATTATTGGCGGTTTCCGGTGGGACTTTGACGAGGGCGGGTCGCTAATTCTGGAGTCGGTCCGGTACTGCTGCCAAAGCTGCGGCCACGAGCATTTCGAGCACGACAAGGAAAAGCTATTCTCGGAGGAGGAGGGCGCTTTCTGGGAGCCCACGGCCAAGCCCGCCGAGCCGGGTATCCGCAGCTATCACCTGCCGGCGTTCTATAGCCCGTTCGGGTTCCGGCCCTGGTCTAAGTGCGTGGCGGACTACCTCGCCGCCTACGACCCTGAGACGAAAACGACGCGCAGCATTTCCAAGCTGCAGGAATTTTATAACAACACCCTGGGCGTGCCGTTCAAACCCCGCGGCGCCCGGGTCCGGTTCGAGGCGGTCTCCGCGCACCGGCGCACGGCGTACACCTTCGGCCAGATCCCGAACCAGTACGCCGAGGACTACGCGGGGTCACCGGTGCTGATGCTGGTGTGCACTGTGGACGTTCACGAGCGCAATCTGGCCGTAACGGTGCAAGGGGTGTGCCGGGAGCTGCGAACCTTTACGATTCAATACGACCGGTTTGAGCTGGGCGAGGACGAGCCGCCCTGCAGTGAACCAAATAGCCCCGTATGGGGGCGGCTGCGGTCGGTTATTGAGGAAGGCGAGTGGGTGGCAGACGACGGCCGACGCTACCGGGTCGCGGTTACCCTGGTGGATGCGGGCTACGCAAACGACACCGTGTCGGCGTTCTGCGCGGACTACGCGTCCAACGTCTACCCTATTCTGGGCCGGGACCGCGCGGGCAAAAACCAGACGATCAAAGAGTTTGCGCCCTTCAAAACGCAGGCGGGGACCGTAGGCTACCGGGTGCTGGTGGACCACTACAAGGACCGGCTGGCGCCGGTACTGCGCCGCGACTGGTCCGAAACGGACGGCCTGCAGGGCCCGTACCACTTTAACGCCCCCGTCGATATGCGGGACTTCCAGCTAAAAGAGCTCACCCGGGAGTACCGACGGGAGAAGACGGACGAGAAAGGCCGGGTGGCTTACGAGTGGCACCGGCCCCACGGCGCGGACAACGAGCTATGGGACCTTATGGTCTACGCCCACGCCGCCGTGGAAATTGTGGCCTGGACGATTTGCGTGCAGCACTTCGAGCTTGAAACGGTTGACTGGCCGCAGTTTTGGGCTTACCTTGAATCTGAAAAGTTGTTTTTCTCCGATCCGTAGTGGAACCCCGTATGGACCAAAAGTTCTTAAAAGCTCGCATCGAGGCGACAAAAACAACAATTGTCGCCTACGAGGACGCCGTTACTGCCTTGGTAGCGGGCGGGGTCCAGTCTTACACGATCGACACAGGGCAGACCAGTCAAACCGTAACGGCGCTTAACCTGCCGTCCCTGCAGTCCCGGATCGATGGGCTGTATAACCGGTGGGCCACTCTTGAGGCCCGACTACGCGGCGCCAGCACCTACGGGAGGGCCGGGTTTTGAATAGTTACGAACTGCAAAAAGCCCGGGCCGCCCTGCAGCAGGCGGGCCTTGAATCGGACGCTATCCCTCTGGTTCAAACCGAGGACGGAAGTTATGCTGTGGACCCCTCCGCGCACGCGGTTATCCCCTACGCGGCTTTGCCTTCAGACGACGGCGCCGCCCCGGCGATGTACCAGTGGCAGACCGGCGACAAGTTCCCCGGCGGGTTCGGAGATACAAAACTCTACATTGAGGACTACTGGACGCTCCGCCACCGCTCCGGCCAGTTGTTCAAAGACAACCTTTACGCGCGCGGACTTATCCGCCGGCTTATCACAAGTGAAATCAACACCGGCCTGGCCCTTGAGGCGACCCCGGAAGAAAAGCTGCTCGGGTACGGCGAGGACGAGCTGGCGGAGTGGTCCGAGGATGTGGAAACCCGGTGGGAGCTCTACAACAAAACCCCCGGACTTTGCGACTACTTCGGCCAGCTGACGGGCGGGGCCCTGCAGCGCGCCGCGCGTATGGAGGCGCTTATATCTGGGGACGTGCTGTGCGTTATGCGCATCAACCGCCGCACCAACCTGCCCGCCCTGCAGCTTATAAGCGGGTCCCTGGTGCAGTCCCCGCTAAGTACCACGGCGGCCGGGCGCGACATCCGTCACGGCGTGGAGGTGGACCGACGGGGGCGACACGTCGCCTTTTGGGTGGTGCAAGAGGACGGCAGTTATGAGCGGATCCCCGCGATCGGCCCCCGCACCGGGCGGCGGGTGGCGTGGCTGCTGTATGGTACCGAGAAACGGCTGGACGCGGTTCGGGGCGAACCGCTGCTGGCGCTCTGCCTGCAGGCCCTGCGGGAGCTGGACCGTTACCGTGACGCGGCTTTGCGTAAAGCGGTGCTTAACTCTTTTATCGCCACTTACATCAAAAAGGGCACGGACAAACCGAGCACCCTACCGTTCCAAGGCGCTGCGCTGCGCAAGGGCGTAGGCGAAGCAGCCAGCCCGGACCCCAAAAACCCGCGCCGCTTCAAGGCGGCGGAGTTTATGCCGGGGATGATGATTGAGGAACTGCAGGAAGGCGAGGAACCGGTGCCGGGCCAAAGCGGCGCCGAAATCCAGCTCGGGCCGTTCGAGGACATCATTACCCAGGCGATCGCGTGGGCAAACGAGGTCCCGCCGGAGATTCTGCGCCTCGCTTTTTCCAGCAACTACAGCGCCAGCCAAGCGGCGAACAATGAATTTAAGCTCTACCAGAACCGCGTGCGCGACGGCTTCGGCCACGAGTTGCTGCAGCCGTGGTACCAGGAGTGGTTGCTGCCTTCCGTGCTCACCGGGCGGGTCCGCGCGCCCGGGCTGCTGGAAGCGCGCCGCGACCCCGGCCAGTACGACACGCTGGCCGCGTGGTTTTCCGCGAGCTGGTGCGGGGCGATCAAGTCGAGCGTCGATATTGTAAAAACGGCCAAAGGCTACCAGGGTTTGATCGAGATGGGCGCGTGTACCCGTGACCGGGCGAGCCGCGAGACCACCGGCACAAAATACAGCCGCAACGTCCGTAAGTTGAAGCTGTAAAACCAGAAGCTACTGGAGGCGATGCAACCTCTACGGGAGGCGCAGCAGATAGCGGGCGAAGCGGGGGGCAACGCGGCGGCGCTTACCTCGCTGGCGGACGGTATCGCCGAATTGCTTGACAGGACCCAGGAAAACAGCTAGTTTCGGGCCAACCGAGGATTATTTTATGCACTTGTGGTTATTGGACGAGACGGTCGCCCGGCAAATGCGGGCCGCGATTGCATCGGGAGCAGTTCCGAGCGCGGCGCAGCAGGCCGAGTATGAGGCCTCCATTTACGACGGCGATATGGGCCGGGAGACCCCGCGCATTTTGTCCGTTGCAGGGGACCGCGCCCGCATATCCGTGCAGGGCATTTTGACCGATCGGCCGTCGCTCATGGCCCGCTGGTTTGGCGGCGGTAACGCCACTTACCCGGAAATTGTCGAGGCAATCCAAGCGGCCAACAATGACGACCGCGTGGCGCGCATTGACCTGGCAATTGACAGCGTAGGGGGCACCGCGTCGAGCGGCTGGCTCGCGGCTATGGAAGCCGTGCGGGACTCAGAGAAGCCCGTCGACGCCTACGTGGAAAACGTAGCGACCAGTGCCGCGTATGGCCTGGCGACGCAAGCCGAGCGGATCCAGACGCGTAACCGCATGAGCTACGTAGGCAGCGTCGGCGTGGTCGTTACGGTCGTGGTCTGGGACGACGAGGTGACTATCACCAGCAGCGACGCCCCAGAAAAACGCCCCGATGTGAAAACCGAGGAAGGGCGCGCGATGGTCCAGAAACACCTCGATGAAATTCACGCGGTTTTTGCGGATATGGTCGCCACCGGGCGCGGCACCACCGTTGAAACCGTAAACGCCAACTATGGCCGGGGCGCGACGTTGCTTGCGTCCGAAGCCTTAGAGCGGGGAATGATCGACGCCATAGGCGACGAGCAGCCCCAAACACAACCAACCGCCGCGGGCGGGAACCAACCGGAGGCCCATATTATGGACCTGGATAAGCTGAAAGCCGAGCACCCCGCCGTGTATCAAGCGGCGGTGAAAATCGGCGAAGAAAAAGGCGTGGCCGCTGAACGCGAACGCGTCGAGTCGTTTCTGATTGCGGGCGAACAGTCCGGCGATATGAAACTGGCGCAGGAGTCAATCAAGTCCGGCGCTCAAATGAGCGGCAAACTTTTGACTCAGTTCACCATGGCCGCCGCGAACCGCAAGGACCTGGGCGAGCGCGCTGCGGAAGACGACGAGGTGGCCCCCGGCGCCGAAGGTGCGCGCCGTGAGTCTGGCGAAAACAACGAGCACGCTCTGGACCAAGTAACCAATTTGGTTGCGTCCCAGATCGGCTACACCGCGGAGGCCTAAGCCATGAGCATGACCGTAACGAACGTGGATCTGGGCAGCGTCGAGTTCAAAGGTATGCAATTTGAAGACGGCCTGCTGACTTTCGCCGCCGGCGGCACCGTCCTAGCCGGCACGATTCTGGCGCGGGACAACACCACCAACGCGTGGGTGCCTTTCGTCGTTGACGGA